TCAAAAAATACAAGCAGACAGTATGCGTGAACTGTTGAGAGTTGCCAAAGGCCCAGGACAAAAAGTAGATGAAGTATTCAATCCAGATGCACTTGAAAGAGCATTGAACTCAAGAGGTGACGACACTCTAAGGGCGATGTTTAGCGATGAACAAGTCAAATCATTACGCAATCTTGTCAGAGATTTAAGAGTGATGACACAATCAGATAAAGGTGGTGCAGGCACTTTGATAGCAGGTGCGATTGCAGTAAACGCATTTCAATTCGCAACTTTACCTGTATTAGCAAAACTAGGTGTTATGGGTATGATAATGAGGCAGCCATCAATAGTACGTAGAATGGCTAAAACAGATAAAGAAAGCATCAGTATAGTTGGTAAAGCATTCAAAGATGCAATTAGGCTGAGTCCTTTTGTACTGACAGGCCAGCAAGTAGCTGATACGAGTCAAGCAATAACAAGTGCTGTAGGTGATATTGCGGAAGATGCTTTTGAAAACGTAGATATTGATTACGAAGCATTAGATCCGAGAGATTCAATAAGACAGATAAGAACTGATTTTGGGAATGTAAGACCAGATGTAGGATTAGACATTCCTGATGTTCAGCCTATTGCAAGCGCGACAGCACCAATAAGCAGGAGTCTTCTGGGTGGCTCTCCTGCAAACGAAGATATTGCAGCAAGACAGTTCGCGAGACAACAACCCAATATAGATGAAGAAATATCTAGGTTGATGAGATTATCTTAGTTATAGTTAATCCCAAGTTCTTCTCTATCGAATCCTAAAGGTTTATCTGATAAACAGTCTAATTCGTTCCTGGAGAAGTGTATGTATGGCTCTGAGTCTTCTGGAAGTATAGGTTCAGCTATCGTACCGAATCTAACATCATATACTTTGTTTCTATCCCAAGTGTGTGAATACACGCTATCAGTCATTGCAAACACAATTACGAATGGATGATTGGTAGATAAAGATAAAGCACCGCCCATCCTGAGTTTGGATGCACTTAGTAACAGCGTATCGTATCTATCAATACCGAAGCTGCGACACTTAACTTCTAACCAGAATGATGACTGTTTACTTTCGCACCAGTAATCCAATCCGTATGATACTGGTAATTTATTACAGCTTACTCCCCATAATCCCTCTATAAAACCAGCGACTCTCTCTTCTCTTTTTTGGTCGTTAATTGTTTCCATTTTTGGTTTTGCGTTCATTGTCCCTCCTAGTCTTCAAAGAAGTCTGGATCTATCGCTACTATCCGTTTCATTGGCCTACCTGTAG